AGACGGGTTGGACGGCGCAACGGCAGTTCGGGTGCAACGGCGGTCCTGTTACGTCTTCGTAGTTCAGGTTAAACCGCCCGCCGTCCGCGCCCGTGACCGTCTCGCCCTGTCTGTAGAACGGTTCGTCTAAGCCGACGCCCTTGCGTCCGAACGCCTTGGAAGCGGCTTCGCAGAATTCGCAAGGGTCGGGCGCAAGTAGCCATGTCTTCCCCGTCACTAGGCCAGTTGACCGCCACGCGTCCTGTTCGGCCGTGGATGCGGCGAAGGCGGCTTCCGTCCGTGCGACGCGCACGGCGCGCCAACGCTCCGTCCGTTCGTCGCCTTCGGGCGCGGCCCATTGCTGAACGCGCGTCGCCAGTTCGTCGGTAGTCTCGCCCTTTTGCAGTCCGTCCCGCAACAGGTCCGCCACGTCTTCGGCGCGGGTCGTGTTCAGTCCCGTAGTTGCGCGCGTGGACAGGACCGTTACGGTTCGCTGAACGTAATCGTCCAGTTCCGCGGACGACCAACCTATGTTGGTTACCGCGGTCGAGCCGACCAACTTGGACAGCGCGTCCATGCCAAGCGTATGGCCGTGCATCAATGCGCGTTCAATGTACGGCGCGAACGCCAACCGAAGTTCAACGGACGTTTCTGCGTTGTTGATAATGGCGACGACGCGTTCGACCGTGGCCGCGTCTACTTCCCCGCGTCGCTTGATTTCGCGCACGATTTCCGCGACCTGGCTAGCGAATATGCGGTCAACCGTCTTCGCGAACGCGGCCAACATTTCGTCGTCCACCAATTCGCCCGTATCGCCCGCCGCCTTGGTATGCAACGCGGCATCGGCCGCGAACCACGCGTCCGACTGGCGGACGGCGCGCGCCGACTTCGTGCGCGCGCAACCGCAACCGCACGACTTCGATTCCGAACCGCGCGCGCGGTCGAATTCCTCGACCTTGCGGCGCGACCACGCCCGACCTTCGTCGCCGCCCCAACCGTTCCACGCTTGCCAACCGCGGCCCTGTTCGGACCACGTCGCGCCCTGTTTGTCGCCTTCGTGGCGTTCGAAGTACGCCGCCATGCGTCGGATCGTGTCTTCCGACAGCGCGACGCGGTTGGCTAGGTCGCGCGCGCGCGCGATGCCTACGGGCGTCATGCCGCGTTCCGAAGGCGGCTTCTCGGCGCGGACGGCTAGCGCGCGTCGCGCGTTGTCCGCGACCGACTCGGGCGGCTTCGTGTCAATGTCGCCCAACGCCTTGGATTCGCCGCAGTCGTCGAGCGCGATAGCGACCGCCTGTTCCTGCGGGTAACCCTCCGCGACGAGCGTACGGACCTTCTCGGAAACGCAATCGTCCGCCTTATGGTTAGGCGTGGCCGCGTCGGCGGTAGCCGCGGCCACGGTCGGCGCGACTGGCGCGGACGCCGCCGCGGGCATCGGCGGCAGTCCCGCGGGCGCGCCGCCTAGCGGCTGACCGTTGACCAACAGGCGGTCGGCCATAGGGTCGTCCACGCGGTCGAGTCCCGTCCGTTCCCGTGCTTCGTTCGGCGTCAACCAACCGCCCGCGACGGCGACTTGTGTTTCGGTCAAGTCCTGTTGGCGGTTCGCGGGAACGGGGTCGTCGTACGCTAGGACCGCGTCTTCCTCAATGCCGAACAGCGGCAACAGGCGTTGGTTCAACGTCTCTTCGTCCATCCTGCAAAGCGGTAGGACGGTCATTTCCCGCCACGACGCGAAGCCGACCGACGCGCTAGCCAAGTTCGGGTCGTTCGCCTTCAACAGCGAAACGGGAACGCCGAACACGGCCGCGATTTCCTCGACCACGGCTTCGCGGCCGACAATGTCTTTCGGCGGGAAGTTCAGCGGCTTCAGGTCAAGTTCGGCGGTCGAGACTAGGAAACTTCCCGACTTCCGCGGCCCGCGCAGTTTGCTTTCAATCCCGCTTTGAATGCGGTCTAGTTCGTCGGCCGACGCCATTCCCTTGACCGTCAACAGGTAATCGGGGCGCGCGTGGTTCGCGAACGTCGCTAGGTCCATTTCGTGTAGCGCGGCGTTGGCGTTGGTCGCGCCCCAAGCGGCTTCCAACTTGCCCATTCCGTACCAAAGGTCGCGCGGGTTCGGGCGTCGGAAGTGAATGACTTCCTCGGGCGACAGCGTGACGCGGCTACGTTCGTCGCGGCCGTACAGGTATCCGCTTACGAACTTCTCGGCGTCTTTGATGATTTCGACCCATTGCGGCGGCAGTCCCCACAATTCATTCGGCTTGCCTAGCGCGTCGTTGACAACGTGTAGGTAGGCGTTGCCCGTAAGTTCCTGCCATACGACGCGCAGCACGGTCAGGTCAAACCCGTTGATATACGGGTTGGACGTGGACAGAATCCGCAACACGGGGTGGTCGTCCGTAACCTCTTCAAAGTCCTCCCCGATTTGCGCCGCCTTGCGGAGTACGTACGGCGACGGTTGCCGCGCTGCGTCGCCGCGCAACCACGCGACCGACTTGCGCGACGCCTTGCGGGTTGACCAAATCGCGCGCGTCTTGGTGGACGAACGGACGTACAGGCGAAGCGGAGTCGACGCGACCGCGTTGCCGTTCAGCGACGCGGCGGCGTATACCCAAGACGAGTACAGGCGAACGGCCGCGTCGTAACTGAACGGTTGCGACGAACCGCCGTTTCGCCCGCCTTCAAGTAGGCGCATGGCTGCGCGCGTGGTTTCGGTCGTCGTCAACGCCTTACGGAGTCGTTGCCATAGGTTCATTTATACAACCTTCAGGATGAACGGCCGATGCCGTCGCTTCGCCGCCAGGGCCAACGCCAACGCGCAAACGCCGTCGTCGTGGCCTGATTGGGCTTCGTAACTTACCCGCCCGTTCAGGTATCGGAAACCGAACGACTCTAATTCAGACTGCAACCAACCCGCGGGAATGCGGATTTCGCGCGACTGTATGGCCGCGGCCAACCCTTCCATAAGTTGTTGCTTGCTTGACGAAGTGAACTTCCAACCCTCCGCGTTGCGGCAGACGCGCGCTATGTCTTCGCAAATGGGGTCACCTACGCCCGTCGAATCAATGTAGGCCAAGGCGTTCCCGACCGTCCGCGACACGCGTTCGCGGGTCGCGCCCCAATCGGATTGGAAGCGGTCGAGCCGACAGACGCGGCCCGCGGCGTCCACGCCACAAACCACGGTCCAATCGTGCGACTTCGCCAAATCGACGCCGTACGCGACTGGCGCGGCGTCCGACAGCGGCGCAACGCAGTCGCGTATAGCATCCAAGCCGAACGGGTTCGCGCCGTCGTCGGTCGGTTCCGCCAAGTACAGTTCACGGAACACGTTGTCGGGTAGGACGCGCCGCGCGTCTTCGATTTCCTCGGGGTCGAGGATGCCGCCCGCAACCGCGTCGTACGCCGTCAGGCGATGGTAGGCCATGTTGGGCGCGCCCGATTCGGCCATGCGCGCCAAGCGGTATACCCAATTCTTGCGGCCCTTTACGTTGCCGATGATGCGGCACGGCCCGCGCGTCGCGGTCAGGGTCGAGCGTACCGCGTTCCATGCGTCTTCGGTGCAGCGGGTCGCTTCGTCAACGACCGCCGCGGACACGTCGTCGCCGTACAGCGTGTCGGGGTTGTCCGCCGACTTGAACCAAAGCCGCGCGCCGTTCGCCAGTTCCACGAACAGTTCGGAGTCGTTCGCGCGCCATGTCCGCCCGTGCGGGTCGGCCTGGCGCAGCATGGCGACTAGCCGTAGGTAGCCGACCGTCTTGGTTACGTGGAAGGTCGGCGCGATCCACCAATACGCGCCGCCGCTACGGCTGTTCCACGCGCGCGCGAATAGCCACAACAGGCAACCCGCCGTCTTGCCCGACTTCGTGCTTGCTTCGATCACGACGAATCGCGCGGGGTCGCAAATCGCGTCGTATTGCCGCGGATACATGGCGGGCAACGCGGGCGGCTGTACGACGGTCACGCGCTACCGCCGCCGCCAGGGCGCAGCGTGATCGGCTGAAGTTCCATCCGTTCGGTCGCGCCGCCGCCGTCGAGCCGTTCGCATTTGTCCGCGATGGACAGCGCGTCCGTATTAGCGCGTTCCATTGCTATCAATACTTCGGCCGCGCGAAGGCGTTCGCGTTCCGAATCTGAGTTGGCCGCGATTGCCGCGACCATTTGCGGCACCGTGTCGAGGACGTGCGGAGGGACGCGCCAACCGCCGCGGATAGCGCGCGCGATAAGGGCAAGTCCTGCGCGTTCGTGCCGCGGTTCGATCAGGGCGACGGGTTGGACGGGCGCGGCTAGTGACGGCCCGTCCCCCTTCCCCCCGACGTCGGGCGGTTGCTTCGCCTTCGTTGCTCGGCGCGGCTTACGCATCCTCGACCGCCGTAAACCGCGGCGACGACTTCTCGTCGTACTGCGCGCCGATATCGACCCATTCGGAAGGGTCGAGTTGCACCGCTACCGTACCGACTGGCGGGTTCCATGTCGCGACGCCGTCCCAAACAACGACGTTGACCACGGTTGCGCCTTGAACGACTGCGTATTTCACGTTTGGACTACCAAGACGTATCCGTCTCCGCCGACGCCGCCGTTTCCCGCGCGCGCGGCGAATGCACCGCCGCCGCCGCCGCCGCCCGAACCGCGTATGCCGTTGCCGCCGTCGCCCGCGGGCGAGGAAATGGCCGACCCGCCGCCGCCGCCGCCAGGTCCCGCGCCGCGCCATTCGTCCGTGAAAAGCGCGCCCGCCGTTCCGCTGACGCCGACGCCGCCGCCCGTACCGCCGCCGCCTAGGCTAGCCGTCGCGACTCCCAAGCCGCCGCCCGCTCCGCCCGTGTTGGCCGTTACCGCGGCATTCTGCCCCGCGCCCGCGCCGCCGCCCGCGCCATGCAACCACGCGACGCGGCCCGCGCCGCCCGCGCCTACGGAAGCGTTCCCGCCGTTGCCGTAGGTAACTCCCAATATGGTCGGCGGCGTACCGCCAGTACGCGTACCCGTGTTTGCGCCGCCCTGACCGCCCGCGCCGCCCGTCCAACTGATTGAACCAAACAGCGTCGCGCCGCCGCCGCCGCCGTTGCCCGCCGTGGTTCCGCCCGTGCCGCTAGTTCCGCCGCCGCCGATGGTGATGGTTTCCGATGTCGCGACGTCGGACCCGCGGAGGAATACCCAACAACCGCCGCCGCCCGAACCGCCGCCGCCGCCAGTCGCGGAACCGCCCGCCGTGTTGTTTCGGAAGCCGCCGCCGCCGCCCGCGCCCGCGCCCAACCCGTAGACGCAGATAAGCGTGGCCGCGGTCGATTTGTAGAACGTCCCCGAACTAGTGAATTCGGTCACGGTCGCGCCGACGACGTTTCCGCTAGCGTCGATCCCAAGCGACGCGCCTAGCGGTAGCGTGTTCGGGTCGAGCGTGGTCAGGTAGCGCGGGTTCGGGTACATGGCTACTAATCGCGTGGATCGTCAACGACCGAAGGCGGCAACAGATACCAACCTTCGGGAACCTCGACACGGTTTGCGGACAGGTTCCACGTCGTGCCGTCCCAAGTGTAGACGCGGGCGCGGCAGTCGGGACCGACGCGCATAGGCGTCCCGTCGCTAACTAGGACGGTTCGACTGCAACCGTTCGCGAACACGGCGACGGATGCCGCGCAAATCAAGCGTAGGGCGTTTCGCATCGTCGGCAGTCCGTTTCCCGATCCTGTCGCCGTAGCGCGCTAGGATCGAATCGAAGAGTTCCCGAAGGAACGCGGCTAGGAACGCAATCACGGCGCAGGGTTCGCGCCCGCCTGTTCGGACGTAACGCGGTTGTCTCGGGCGGCAATGAGGCCGATGCCCGCAAGCACGGCCGCGGCGACCGCGCCCCAATCGGGAAGGGTCGCGGGGTCGGCGTCGAACAGCGCGGCGACGGCGGTTCCGATTGCGGCGACGATTGCGGCAATGCCCGCGGTCGTTGTGCGCCAAGATGAGTTCATTTGGTTTCCAACCTTTCGATTCGGGTACGGAGTGATTCCAACTCGCGTTCGCTAGCGGCGTCGCGGGTCGCGCCCGCTATCTGCGCCTTGGTCAAGTCCTGAACGATTTCGGCCAGTTCGTTTACCTTCCCGATGGTAACCGCTAGCCGTTCGTCGCGTCGGCCCGCCTCGGACCCGATCCACGCCAACCCGCAGACGAGCGCGACGAGTTGGGAAATGTTTATGGCGCGGTCGAACACGGCGGGAAACGGGATTACAGACACGGGCGGTTCCTTGCTTCGGAAATGATTTCCGCGAACCTTGCGACGTTGTCTAGCCGAAGCATGACGACCCATTCGGTATCCCTGTCTTGGCGCATCACGACCACGGGGACGCGCCCTTCCCGTGCTTCCCTTTCGGCTTGCTCCAAATAGCGGACGGCCCCGATGCGCGCGATACGCTTGGTTTCCAAGTGCAGCGGTTCGGGAACGGCCAAGTCGGCGTCCCCGTGCTTTCCGCAACGCTGCGCGGCGCGGTGCGCGGGAATGCCCGTCGCCTGTTCGAAACGCGCGGCGGCTTCGCGTTCGCCCGCCGCGCCCTTGGTGCGCGATTTCCTAGCCATGACGCCATGATCGGCGGGAATTGTCCCTATGTCTAGCGACCGCGCGCCGCGGACTGAACGCCAGTCGCGCGGCGCGCGGTTCGTAGGGTCGGAACACTCGGAATTCCGACCCGCGGCAATCGGCAAAAAGGAAACCGCCGCCCGACTTCGGGCGGCGGTAGCGCGTGGTATCCCGCGCGTTTAGCGGTAGTCCAGTTCCGACCACGTCGCGGCGTTCGCGGCCGACTCGTCGGCCGTAACTGGCGCGCAGACGCAAACCCAAGACGACGAGTAGCGCGACGTACGGAACATGGCGCGCGGGCGCGTCAGGCCAAGCGCGCGCAGTTCGGCAAGGGTCGATTCCCCGACGCCGCGGACGGCGACGCCGTCCACGAACAGGCGCGTACGGAACTGTTCGCGACGCGTGTACACGCTGAATTCAAGTTGGCGCGTGAACACGCCGCCCGCGCGAAGTGCGTTCAGGGCGACGAGCGCGCGCCCGCGAAGAGTGTTGGCGGCGTGGTTGACAGCGGCTTCGGCGGTCGCGGGTCCGTGTTCGATAAGTTCCATTTGCTCGACTCCGTCTAGCGCGTCGGCCGCGCGTGGCCTGTCCGTTCGTCGGACGTGTCTACTTTAGCGATATCGGCTAGGCTGTCAAGTACACTTGGACAAATCCAAACGGATTTCCCAAAAAGGAAACCGCCGCCCGACTTCGGGCGGCGGTAGCGCGTGGTATCCCGCGCGTTTAGCGGCGGTACTTGTCGCTTGCGGCGTTGGCGGGCGCGTGGTAGAAACCGACTACCCTCGGCATTCGACGCGCCCTATACGAAGACGGGCAAGCGTCAGTTTCCGCGGTCGTTCCGTTTGCCGTGACGTAGAGCATAAGTCCGCGGTTGTGAACCTTGGAACCAGTCGGGTAGCGCGTCGCAATCCCGCTGAAGACGTTCCATGCAATCTTGCCGTCCCGCATCCAAAGGAAGTTCGCGGGGAGTTCGCGCGTCTCGGAACCGATTGTCACGCGCGCGACGGCGGTCCATGCGGTCCCGTGCGGCTTGGTGCTGTCCATCTCGACGTTGATAAGTTCGACGTTCATTGCGGGTACTCCGTTCGTCCGCGTCGGCCGCGGTTGCCTGTCGGGTCGTCCGACGTGTGTACTGTAGCATTGTCGGCTAGCCTGTCAAGTGGACTTGGACAAATACGAACGGATTTCGGATAGGTCAGGAACGGCGTTTGTTCCGATATATTCGTGCGAATAGCATCGGCGCGCCGCGTGGCGCATCTTGTGCGCCGATTCTTTGGTTTGCCTGTCCGCCCGATAGTCGGGTCGCGCCTTGCCGTTTTTGGACGTCGGACGCCAAAGCGGCGAACCGTCGCGGTACGCGCCCATTCGGGGATGCGCCGTCTTTGAAAAGTAGCGGCAACCTTCGCGCACGAACATTTCCCCAACGGCGTCTGAGATGCGTACGCCAAACCCCATACCTTGGTAATCGGGTAGGACGACGGTCCTATGCCCGCGCCACGCATTGCGTACCGTCCCGCAGGGGAACGCTACCGAAGCGGCAAATCCAACTGGCGTTCCGTCCCAAGTCGCGATCCAACAACGCGCGTTTCGATTGACGTGTCCCGACAAATAGTGATGATTGCGGAAGACTGACCACGCCGCGGCCGTGCATGGCTGAACGCGTAGGACGACGGTCGGTCGTCTTTCCAACCTCCCTACCGTAAGACGGCCGTTGAGCGTGTCGAATGTCCAATCAGGCAACAGCCATTCCGCCACGTCGTAATGGCACGACGCGAACACGACGCGCGATAGCCGCTGCGCGTCCACGTATCGACGGATCGAAGCCGCGCACGACTTCGCCACGGTCCTATCAACGACCGACGTGAATTCATCCACGACCGCGCCGACCTGAAGCCGCCGCGCTAGGTCGGCGCGGAAGCGTTCGCCAGTTGACAGCACGTGGTAGGGACGCATCCAAGCGGGTATGGAATTGAACCCGACGCCCGACAGGCGCGCGCGCGCGTCGTCGGCGTCTTGGAAATGCGAACAAACGGCTAGGTTCGGGTTCCAATCCACGGCCGTTTCCGAACCGAACCTACGAAGCAACGTGCTTTTCCCGCTCCCCGATGGACCCACAATCAAGCCGATTCCGAAATCCTCGGGTACTGGCGGCATTTCGGGCGGTTCGAACGTGCTTCGTCCCGTGAATGGGTAATCAAACGCCGCGGCAAGTTCGGTCGTGATTGCGTCAACGCGTACGCTGCACGACAATTCGTCGCGCGGTTTGTCTTCGAATAGTTGCATGGCGTAGCAAATCAAAAACGCCGCCCCGCGGAGTCGAAACGCGGGGCGGCGCAGGGGATGGAAAGAAAGCGACGGCGCGGCAATGGCGACCGCGCCGCCGCGGCAAGAGAAGAGTCGGAAGCATATCGGCTTATTGACGTCATGGCGAGGCATTCTCGGGGGACAGCGGGCCGTCCACGAAATGCACCGTCCAACCTAGCGGCGGCGTGAACACGTCGTCTAGGTCGAACACGACTCCCGTAACGACGTTGCACGTATGCCGCACGTGGAACCATTTGCGGCCGTTCAGCGACCAAACCGAATTGCGGTAGGGCGGCGGCAGTTGCACGACGTACCCCGCGGGGATGCCGCGTAGTTTCGTGATGGACGCCCAAACGTGGATCGGGCGCGTCGGTTCCGTAGCGTCGGTCATTCGCTGTTTCCTCCGTCGTCAGGGCAAATAATCAGGTATTCGCCAACCTCGACCGCTTCGGCCTGTTCGGGCGTCAGGCCGTCTAGCGCGCAGTCGCATTCCAAATCCTCGACCAGTCCCGCCGCGTGGCGTTCGCGAACGTAGCCGCGGCCGCGGCAGTCGCGGCAAGCGGGGTTCGGGCGCAGGATTACGGGTTCAGGCCGTGGCATCGGTCGCACCGCCTTCCAACATTTCGCCCGCTTCGCGGTACAGGGCCGCAATGGTGGACGTCTTCGCGTTGACCGCCACGCAGCACGACAGCGCGCGGGCAATGGTAGTCGCGCGGTCGTCGCCCGCGTCCAGCAACTGGATCGCGCGGTCAACCGTCTTCGCGACGAACCATTCCCTTTCCGCGCGGTCGTACGCCTTGCGCGCGGCGCGGCAAATGCGCGCGGCTTCGTCGCGGTCGGCCATTGCCGAACACGCTGCGCGCTGCCTAGAAAGCCACGTGTTGAGGATCGGCCCGACGTCAACGGCATGGGCGCGCTCAATCTTCGAAAGCGCGTCGGCGGTCAGGTCAGCGGTACGGTTGCGGTTCATTCGTTCTACTCCGTTCGTCGCGCGTCGGCCGCGCGTGGCCTGTCCGTTCGTTGGACGTGTGTACTGTAGTTCCATCGGCGCGCCTGTCAAGTAGGCTTGGACAAATCGGAACGGATTTCGAATATTCGTCCAAGTAGGCTTGACAGGCTAGCCGATACCGCTACAGTACCGAAGCCGCATGACGCGGCGGGCAAGGCGCGGCCGACGCGCCACGGAGTCGAAGCAATGGCCGTCCGAGTGTATA